ATATGCAGCTGAACTATATAAAATGATGGATAAATACGATCAAGGTGGAGAAGTAGATTTCCCACACTGGTGGCAAGGTAAAGTTATCAAGGCAAGAGATTATATGGTAGCTGCTAAACACTATTTAGATGGTGAAGAAAAAGTAGACCAAATCGATGCTATGTTAGGTGAAAGAATCGACTACGATGAAGCTTTAACCTTAAGAGGTATGAAAGCTGAAATAGAAGATGAAATTGCTCAATTATATAGAGATATGGAGCAAGAAGCTGAACCAGAAGGTGGAGAAAGAGCTGATTATTATGGTGGTGAATTAATGAAATTAGAAGATCGTTTATATAAAATTAATAAACAACTTCGTGATTATGATATGAATGAATCACAAGACGATAAGGAAAAAGAAAAACCAGCTAATTTATCCCAATCTTCATCATTAATTGGCAGATTAGGTGATAAAGTCTTAAAAGAAAAATTATCACCAGAAGATCATTTACAAATTGTTAGAGCTATGCTTGTAAAAGCTGAAAAGGATGGAGATGATGACTTGAAAAGAAGAGCTTTAGCTGATATGGAAACCGTTAAGAAAGCATATAATTTAAAAGAAGCAATTGATGGTGGTCAATTATTTGACTTCTTTGCTAAACAAGGATATGATGTAAAGGAACGTAGCGCAGATGGTGGAAAACCTGGATTCGTAGGATACCAAGTAACTAGAGGGAGTAATAGATACCCTCAATCGGTAATATTCCAATATAATAAAGATACTAATCAATTTACTATTAGTAGAATGAGCGGCTATAGAATTGATAAAGATGAGGCAATTAAAGCTGGAATGAGAGAAGAAGGCCGTTCAGGAGCAGTTGGTATGGATTCTTGGATGACAGATGGGAACTGGACACCAGTAAATATAGATGCTGAAGGCTTAAAAGATATTGTTGATCATGTAATGACTGGTATAGAAAGAGAATCTAAAGCACAAACAGACTTTGCAATTGCTAGAGGACGTACTTCAGGTACTATAGATGAAGAAAAAGGTCAATCGTTTTTTGATATGACAAGAGCCGAATTAATAGATTTTCTTAATACCACTGAAGATGAAGTAGAAGACATGTCTTATAAAGAATTAAGAGATGCTGCTATTGAAAAAAATTATGATCTTAAGGAAGAAAAAATCGAAGTAGATGCTGATACAAAATTTGAGTTACCTTTAAAACACCTTATCCAAAAACACGTTAAAGAGGTAATGGATAGCAGAAAGAAAAAAGGATTTGAAGTAGGAGATGAAGTAAAATACCTAGGAAAAGATGCTGTAATTACTGCAGTTAATAAAGAAATGACTGGTGCTACTACCTATAATGTATCATATGGCAAAAAAGACCCAAAAACGGGTAAAATTAAAAATAGAACTAAAGCATCAAACATCTATAATAAAGGTGGTGAAATAAAAGCCGTATAACATGACAGCATCAGAACTTAAAGAAAAAATAAAAAGACTTGCTATTAAAGTCTATCAAGAAAAAACTAAAGGAGAAGATGCTGCTATAGCATATGATGAATTAGTTAAATTTCCTGAACTTAAAGCAGTTATTATAGATTTGCTCACAGCAGATTTTGATAGTTTTTTAGAATCTGTTGATTGGGTATCACCTCGCCCTTCTGCTTTCCGTATAAATTTGTTGAATGGGCAAAATTTTATGCTTACATTTGATCCTAGAAGCTGGATAGCACAAATAGAAGGTAAAAAATATTATTTACTTAACTTAGATGAAGAAGAAATGGCTGCTAAAGCTGTTTCCCGTATATTAGCTTATGGTCCTGCAAGCGGGGCAACTGTTGAAGGTGATAATGACACTGTAGAAACAGAAGAAGAAATAGAAGTTGATGAAGAATAAATGGATATACTCGATAAAATATTAAAAGAACACAGTTGGAAATTTACTAAAGGATATCCGGACATGAATGATAAAGAGGACAAAGATCTTCTTCAATCTATTGTTAACGGGTATTTAACAGAAGCAGAAGAAGATATTGAACTTTCGGATGATAGAGAAGTTTTAAATGTTAAAACTGGAGAAGTTAAAGACCCATCTGGCGGTTCTCAATCTTATAATGACACTATTAGATTTGCTTTATATGGTAAAGATTGGCAAGGGAAACCAATACCAAGACCTAAGAAAAAATACCCATACCAACAAAATACATTTACAATTAATGTTGATTCATTAGATCAACAAATGTTTGATAAACTTTACCCAGTAAAACCCCCTAAAGTAGGAAAAGAAATAGGTAGTGCCGGTTCTCTAGGAGTAGGAAATGGTGAAATCGCCTTGTATTGGCTATACCAATTTTCAGAAAGCGCTAAAGTAGATGAAGGTAGGGAAAGCGATGATCCCGATTTATTTTTTAATGGTCAAGGAGTTGAGGTTAAGTCTTGGGGTAAGCATGAAGGAATGCATGGTTTAGGTAGATTTGGCGCTGACAAAGAAAATTTATCATTACTTTCTATTATATTTGGATTTAATGCTCTAGCAACCGTATTTGGTGAAGGAGAAAAAGTTCCTAAAACTATAAACCCAACAAATTTTAAAGGGTCTGATTTAGTTACTGCTATGGAAAAAGTTAGTGAATTCAAAAGTATTATAGATGCAAATGAAACCTTAGCTGCAAACTATCCTTTATTTAAAAGCATTAAAGAAAATACTGATAGAGTTTATAGACAATTAAAACTAACAGGAAGTGATTCTCCCGAAGAAATGGCTACAAAAATGGCTATTAAATTACTTGAACCAAAATTAAGTAGAAAACCTGGAGAAGGTAACCATTTAGCTAATGTAAAAGATGATGGGAATATTAAATTTTTCCAAATTCAATTTGCTAAATTAAAAGATAGTGAAGATTTATTAAGCGATTTTGTTGTTAAACAAAGTGCAATAGGAATTAATTTTAATAAAATTTGGGGATAATATGTGCGACTGCGGATGTAATACTTGTGAAACAAAAGGACCTTTATTAACAGAAGGTAAAGTTAAGTCTTTACTATCAGAAGGACTTCAATATCATATAGATAAAAAAATACCTTTATTTGAAACAGTATACCGTATTGGTTCAGATAAACATTTAGCTTTAATTAAAGAAGCTAGAAAAATGTATTCTAGAAATGTAATCGATTTATGTGAAGAAGATGAAGCATTAATTGGTACACATTTAGGTGAATTTGGAATATATGAAGGTGAATCTGTACCTTTAGATTTACCTATGTTAGAACAAACTTATAGTGGTTTTTTAAGAAACCCAGAAGACCCAGATTCTGAAAAATTTGAACCAACTGGATCAGTAGCCCAATTTAAAGAAGATTTAAGAGCATTATTTGGTAAATTTAAAGGTGATTTAAAAAATCCTGAATTTATAAAAGGAATAGCTCAAATAATGGTTAATTGGAAATCACTTTTAAGAAGTCAAATGGATGAAGCTGAATTTAAAGGTAAAGACGTTCCACTAAACAAACCAAAACGTGGTGGTTCAAAAGCATATTATGTTTATGTAAGAGATCCTAAAACCAAAAAGATTAAAAAAGTATCATTTGGTTCAGGTGGTTTAAGAGCTAAAATTAAAAACAAAGAAGCTAGAAACGCATTTGCTAAACGTCATAGATGTAAAGATAAAAAAGACAGAACAAAAGCAGGATATTGGTCTTGCAACCTACCCAGATATGCTTCAGCATTAGGTTTAGGTGCAAATATGAATACTTTTTGGTAAAATGAACCCATATTCAAATAAAGGTAATATAAGAACGTTTTCGAAAGATGTAGATAAACTAGAACTAGTTTGGCATCAAGATGCTGAAGATAGAGAAATTGAAGTATTAGAAGGCAAAGGATGGGAATTACAAATGGACAACGAATTACCCTTTGAATTAGTAAAGGGAGATCGTATATTTATAACAGAAGGTAGAATACACCGAATATTAAAAGGTACAACTGATTTAAAAATAAAAATAAATGGATAATTTTGATTTAAAAAAATATTTAGCTGAAGGTAAATTAAAAGAAAATCGCCCACATCCAACAGAAGTCTTTTCTGATGAAGAATTAGATTATATTGGGGATATGCTAGTAGCAATGTATGAAAAATTAGGATTGGCTGCAGGAGGAGGAGAAACTGATGTGGTAAAAGCAAATGCCCTAATGGATAGAATTGAAGGATTTTTTGAAACATTAAATTAAAATGAAATGTAATTGTAAAATATGTAATTGCGGAGCATCATGTGATTGTACATGCTGCAATTGCTAAATAAAAACATATAGACTGATTCATAGCCAGTCGATTTAATTAAAAAATATTATGGAGCTGTGGCCCATCCTTTGGATGGGTCACTTTTAGTTCGTATATTAACGTGTTAAAAATAAAAGTATAGATGAATATAGATAAAGAATTCTACTTAGTAAGAAAAAGTGAAGGTAATTCATTTCAAAGATTAATGGTGTTTTTTTTAGAACAAAATAAAAAACATGGTGCTAGTTTTGGAATAGCAGGAATGTATAATACTTTAAATAGATTTTATGGCGAGTAAAAACGTAGTAATGATTGGAGCAGGTGTAGCAAATGTAAACGCTGCTACTAAGCTAGTTGACAATGGGTTTAAAGGTAAAATCACTATTATTGATATGGGCAAAGACCCATATTTAAGACCTTATGAAGAGGTAATGACGGGCTTTTTAGGAGCAGGAGGTTGGTCTGATGGTAAATTAACTTATCACACTTCAATTGGAGGACAATTATCTAAATATTGTGGTGAAGAAAAAGCAATGGAATTATTTGATCAGGTGATAGATAATTTTAAACGTTTCCACCCTAAACCTGAAGAAGTACAATGTTCAAATCCTATTGCAGAACCAGATTTTATTAAACCATATTTTGGTTTGCGTTTATTCCCTGTATGGCACGTTGGTACAGATTATCTACATGAAATAGGTAAAAATTGGTATGATTATTTAGTTCAAGGTGGTGTTGAATTTATTTGGGAAACTAAAGTTACAGATATTGATTTTGATAATAATGAATTATACTGTGATTGGAATACTCCAAAAGAAACAATAAAATATGATACACTTATTTTTGGTGTAGGAAAATCAGGTATTGATTTTGGTAAACAATTAGCTGAAAAATATGATTTACCAACTGAACCAAAACCAGTACAAATAGGTGTTAGATTTGAAGCACCACAAAAACACTTTCAAAAATTAATTGATATAAGTTATGATTTTAAATTATATAGAAAATTTGAGGAAGCAGGAGTATCACTTCGTTCCTTTTGTACTAATAACAATGCAGCTTATGTAGCTGTAGAAGAAACATATGGTGATCATTCATATAATGGACATGCTAAAAAAGATGAATCATTTAGAAATGATATGACTAATTTTGGTATTCTAATGGAAGTTAGAGGCATAGATAAACCATTTGAATGGTCTAGAGATGTAGTAAATAAATTACAAAAAGATGGAACTGGGTTATATTATAGTCCAACTAGAGAACCATCAACTACATCAGAAGGTGTAGATGTATCAGCAATTAAAGTAGATACAATGCATGAAATAACTAAAGCAATGCAACCATATTTTTGGTATATATTAGATTTTATTGAAGACATGAAAAAAGTATTCCCTACACTTAAAGATGATTGGGGTATTTATGTGCCTGAAGTAAAATATCTTTCACCTGAGCCGCTTGTCGATTATACCAATTTAGCACTAACTAAGTACCCTAACGTACATTTCGTAGGCGATGCTTTATCAGCTAGAGGTATAACGGTAAGCGGTGCACAAGGAACATATGTTGCTGAATCACTTTTGGAAAATTAAAATATTTTTCGTATATTAATAACAAATAAAAAATAATATTATGGGCATAGAAACGGGACAAACATACCCAAAATCAAGAAAATTAGTAAAAACAGATGGTACTATTGCTTATACATGGGATGGTAAATTACATAATTGGGATGGCCCCGCTTTATTACCTGAAGGTAATGAAAAAAAAGCAGAATATTATCTTTATGGGATGCAAAAAACAACTGAAGAATGGAAAGAAATGAGACGCCAACGAGAAGGTATTCCATTTTATAAAAACCAATCAATGAAATCACAATTATCAGACTATAGAAATTAAGATATGAAAATAGGTTTATGTGGTACAATGAGTGTAGGTAAAACTACGTTAGTAAATGCTTTAAAAGAAACTCCTCAATTTAAAGATTATATGTTTAGAACAGAACGTTCTAAATATCTAATGGAACAAGGTATCCCACTCAATACAGATTCAACATTAAAGGGTCAAACAGTATTTTTAGCTGAACGTTGTGCCGAATTAATCCAAACAGATATTATTACAGATAGAACAGTAATTGATGTTATGGCTTTTACTATGAATGCTAAATCAATACCATACCAAGATAAGGAAGCATTTGAAACTTACGCTAGTGAATTTATTAGAGAATATGATTATATATTTTATATTTCCCCTCATGGTATTCCTATTGAAGATAATGGAGTACGTGAAACAAATACATATTATAGAGATTTAATTGATTTTACTATTACTACACTTATTAAAAGATATGGTCATAGATGCCCTAAAATAGAAGAAATATCAGGATCTACAGATGAACGAATTCAACAAATATTAAATATTACAGGCCTTTAACATATTTATAATAAAACCTATTATAATGAAAAAATCTGAATTATCATCTTTTATTAAAGAAGAAATTAAATCAACCCTTAGTACTGAAGGTATATGGAAAAAAGGCCACCCTTCATTAATCCAAGATTTTCTTGATGAATTAGATACATTAAAGGAAAAATACTATAATGTTGTAGGAAGTGATGATGTATTTAATGGGTTAGACCAAGCTGAAAGAGCAGCAAGTGAATTACTTACTATGGCAGAAGCAACAATTGAAACATCACCAGAAGATTTAGCTAAAGTTAAAAAATCAGCGGATAAAGATGATATAATTAAAGTTACAAAAGAAGATGCTACACCAAAAGGTGAAGACTTTTTTTATGATTATTTAGACATTGGTATGTCTTATTTAGATGGATTCGGTAAAAAACATTCTTTGGATGATACTCAGTTAGAAAAACTAGGTAAAAAAATAGTAGACCAATTATATAAGGTGATGTTGGTAAAGCATATGATGCTATTGTTAAAAGAGGTGCAATGAATGAGGATACTGTTGAAGTAACAGAAGAAGATGATAAAGAAGAAAAAAATGCACCTGCAGGTGATGCTGAAGTAGAAAAAAAAGCTTCTAAACGAGATATTATTACTCAAAATTATCTTGATAAACAAAGAGATTTAAAACGATATCTTAAATCATATATAGAGGCTAAGGGTGAAGAAGATAAAAATGCTGCATTAAAAATGATGAAAAAAATATCCCAAAGCCCTGAATATTTAGACGCTAAAGCTAAATATAAGAAGTTACAACAAATTGAATTATAAGTTATGTTTAAATGGTTAAAAAAGAACTATCAATTATTCGTAATTATAGGGGCTTGCATCTTAGTCTTTAGATTTTTAGATGATAAAGAAAGTTATGTAAGTGAATATAATGATAAAATTATTGCACTAGAACAAAAAGTTGATTCTTTACATCATATAAATGATGAGTTAACTTTTAAAATTGACACCCTAAATGTTCAGATTGGCAAATTAGATCAACAATTAGATTTAAAAGATAACAAGATAAATAATTTAAGATATGAAATTAGCACAAAAGTTGATGCTGTTGATTCTTTTAATGACGATGAGCTCGAAAGGTTTTTCACAGAGCGTTACGGACAGTACATCGATTCAATTGAAAAAACCAATAGCAAAACTAGTAATTAAGGATTTAATTACTGGGGATGGAGCTAAAAATGAATTAGCTATTACTATAGATAAAATTAAACTGTTTGAACAAAAAATAGTTTTAAAAGATAGTGTTATTTTAAATTTAAATAATAAAATAAATAATTTTGATTCTATACTTTTAACAAAATCTGACCAACTATTATTATCTCAAGAATTATCTAAAAGGCTAGAACAAGATTTGAAAAGACAAAAATTAAAAAATAAATTAACTATGGGAGCGGGTATACTAGGAATAGTAGCTGTTGCTATACTAGTAAAATAGTATGTCTGATTTAAAAAAGGTAATACGTCAAGAATATCTAAAATGTGCTAAAGACCCCGTACATTTTATGCGTAAATACTGTTATATACAGCATCCCCAACGTGGGCGTATACAATTCAATTTATACCCATTTCAAGAAAAAGTATTAACGTTAATGCGTGATAATCCATATTCGATTATCTTAAAATCTAGACAGTTAGGTATATCAACATTATCAGCCGGTTACTCTTTATGGTTAATGATATTTCATAAAGATAAAAATATACTTTGTATTGCAACTAAGCAGGAAACTGCTAAAAACATGGTTACAAAAGTAAAATTCATGTATGAAAATTTACCTTCATGGTTAAAAATTGATGCTGATGAAAATAATAAGCTAACACTTAGATTAGCAAATGGGTCTCAAATTAAAGCAACATCAGCCTCAAGTGATGCTGGTAGATCAGAAGCAGTATCTTTGCTACTAATTGACGAGGCAGCTTTTATTGATAATATTGGTGAAATATGGGCCTCAGCACAACAAACATTAGCAACTGGAGGTGGTTGTATAGCATTAAGTACACCCTATGGTACTGGAAATTGGTTTCATCAAACTTGGGCAAGAGCAGAATCGGCAGAAAATGAATTTTTACCTATTAAATTACCTTGGTATGTTCACCCAGAACGAGATCAAGTATGGAGAGATAGGCAGGATGAATTATTAGGTGATCCTAGAATGGCAGCCCAAGAATGTGATTGTGATTTTAGCACATCAGGTGATATTGTATTTTATCCTGAATATATAGATTTTTACGAAAAAACTTATATTAAAGATCCTTTAGAAAAAAGAGGAGCAGATCAAAATTTATGGGTATGGGAATCTCCGGATTATTCTAGAGATTATATAGTTGTAGCAGATGTATCTAGAGGTGATGGAAAAGACTATTCAGCATGTCATGTAATTGATGTAGCAAATAATGTGCAAGTTGCGGAATACAAAGGTCAAATTGGTACAAAAGAATATGGTCATTTATTAGTTGGTTTAGCTACTGAATATAATGAAGCAATGTTAGTAATAGAGAACGCTAATATTGGATGGGCAACTATACAAGTTGCTATAGATAGAGTATATCCTAACCTTTATTATTCACAAAGGAGTGACTCCCCAAATGCCAATTCGTATTTTGATAAATATCAAGATCACTCCAAAATGGTAGCTGGTTTTACTATGTCCTCTAGAACAAGACCTATGGTAATAGGCAAATTTCAAGAGTATATTAGTGATAAAGGAGTAACGATACAATCTAAAAGATTAATAGAAGAAATGAAAGTATTTATTTGGCGTAACGGAAGAGCAGAAGCTCAAAGCGGGTATAACGATGATTTAGTTATGTCGTTTGGTATTGCCATGTATATAAGAGATACGGCATTAAAAATGAGACAACGTGGTTTAGATGCAACCCGAAATGCATTAAATAATATAACAGTAAATAGAACACAATACCAAGGTGGTTATTTTTCTAGTGGAGCTGATAATCCTTATCATATTGATACCCAAAATGGTAATAAGGAAGATATTAGCTGGCTTCTTAAGTAATATTTATAATAATAAAAATATACAATGGCAGATAAAGGCTTATTTAGTAGATTAAGAAGATTATTTTCAACAGATGTAATTATACGAAATGTTGGGGGTGATCAAATTAGTGTAATTGATAGTAGTACTATCCAACAGAATGGAGAATTACAAACAAATTCTTTAATTGATAGATATAATAGATTATATTCAACTAATCCTTCATCTTTGTATGGAGCCCAATTTAATTTTAATTATCAATATCTAAGACCCCAATTATACTCAGAATATGATGTAATGGATCAAGATGCAATTATTGCTTCTGCCCTAGATATTATAGCTGATGAATGTACATTAAAAAATGATATGGGTGAAGTATTATCTATTCGTTCTAGTAATGAATCTGTTCAAAAAATATTATATAATTTATTTTATGATGTATTAAATATTGAATTTAATTTATGGGCTTGGTCTCGACAAATGGCTAAATTTGGGGATTTTTTCTTAAAACTAGAAATATCAGAAAAGTTTGGTATATACAATGTTATTCCTTATACTGCTTATCACATTAGTAGAGAAGAAGGATTTAACCCTGAAAACCCATCTGACGTAAGATTTAGATACGATCCTAATGGCTTAGTCAACCCAAGTTCAGGGATGTATTCTACCCCTAATAATAATTCTCAAACAGAAAATGGTATTTTCTTTGACAATTATGAAATGGCTCACTTTAGATTAATTGGTGATACTAATTATCTTCCATATGGTCGTTCTTATATTGAACCCGCCAGAAAATTATTTAAACAATATACATTAATGGAGGATGCAATGTTAATTCATAGAATTTCACGTGCTCCTGAAAAACGTATTTTTTATATGAATGTTGGTTCTATTCCACCTAATGAAATAGATGCATTTATGCAAAAAACTATTTCAAATATGAAACGTACTCCCCATGTAGATCAAAAGACTGGAGAATACAATTTGAAATATAATATGCAGAACATGATGGAGGATTTTTACATCCCAATTCGCGGTAATGATACTACAACAAAAATTGATACTACAAAAGGTTTAGATTATGATGGTATTCAAGATGTTGAATATTTAAGAGATAAATTATTTGCTGCACTTAAAGTACCAAAAGCTTTTTTAGGGTATGATGAAAATATAGAAGGTAAAGCAACATTAGCTGCTGAAGATATTAGATTTGCTCGTACAATTGAAAGAATCCAAAGAATATTAGTTTCTGAACTTAATAAAATTGCACTTATACATTTATATTCTCAAGGATATAGAGACGAAGCATTAACTAACTTTGAGTTATCAATGCAAACTCCATCAATTATTTTTGAACAAGAAAAAATTGAGTTAATGAAGTCAAAAACTGAATTAGCAACTTCTTTATTAGAAAATAATTTACTTCCAACAGATTGGATATATGATAATATATTTCATTTGTCTGAAGACCAATATGATGAATATAGAGATTTAAATAGAGAAGATGCTAAACGTAAATTTAGATTAGCACAAATAGAAGCAGAAGGAAATGACCCAGTTGAAACTGGTAAATCATATGGTACCCCACATGACCTAGCTTCATTATATGGTAAAGGCAGAATGTACTCAGATCCTGGAAATGTACCTGATGGTTATAATACAGACTCAGATTTAGGCCGTCCTAAAGATAGTATTACTAATGTTGGAAAACAAGATAATAATTTTGGAAAAGATCGATTAGGAGTTAAACGTATGAAAGATACTGATAAAAATGATTCTTCAGATAGTAGAACAGATACTAATAAATCGGGGTTAGCTTTAGAAAATGCTCAAGTAACTTTATTAAAGAATAAAAATATGTTTAAAAAAATGAATAAAAAACAACTAGTTTTTGAGCAAGATAAAGATAATACATCACTATTAGATGAAAACCAATTGAAGAAATAAAAAACTTCACATATTTATAAATAAATATATTTTTTGATGAAAATAAAACATTCCAAGTATAAAAATACAGGCATACTGTTTGAACTATTGGTACGTCAAATAACGGCAGACACATTAAAAGGTGGAGACTCTCCAGCTATTGATATACTAAAAGAATATTTTGTAAAAACTTCTTTAGGCCGTGAATATAAGTTATATGAATCTATATTAAAGTCTAATGTTTTAAATGAGGGAAGAGCAAATATGGTAATTTCTACTATATTAGAATCTTCTTCTAAATTTAACCGTACCTCATTAAGAAAACAAAAATATAATTTAATTAATGAAATTAAAAAACATTATAATTTAGATGTTTTTTTTGGTGCCAAAATAAAAAATTATAAAGAATTAGCTTCATTGTATACTCTAATTGAGGGTTATAACTCAGAAGAGGCTAGTAATTCCCAACAATTAATAGATAATAAAATAACTTTATTAGAACATTTAACTAAACAAGAAATTAATACTAAAGAAGTTAAAGAAGATGTTTTAAAAGAATTTCAAACATATGATAAAGATTTAAGAATTCTTACTTATAAAGTATTATTAGAAAAGTTTAATTCTAAATATGAAAACTTATCTACGGAGCAAAAACAAGTCCTTAAAGAATTTATAAATTCAGTAGATTCAACTCCAGGATTAAGAGAATTTTATAACACTAAAGTTTTAGAATTAAAAGCTGCTTTAAATGAAGAAGCTAAAATTATTAAAGATAAAGCTACCCAAATTAAAATTACGGAAGTAACTAAATACTTAACTGAATTAGATAAAACGGCTAAAGTTGATAATGATAACTTAGTTGACTTGTTACAATATTACGAACTAGTAAAAGAAATTAAAGTAGCAAATGGCGTACAAGTATAAACTTAAAGAAGCACCTGGCCCTAATTTAGCTGCCCAAGTTGGAGCTAAAATTGGGGATGTGTCTTATTCTAAAGATGGAGATACTAAATTTGTAGTTAATTCTATAGATAAAGAAACAGGCCAAATAGGATGGAAAGTAATTGAACTCCCAGCATTTGATAAATTAAATGATGATGTTGACAGTTTAGTTTCTACAGCTAAAGGAGTTTATACTAAAACTAAGGATGATGAAGAGTTTAGAAAAATATATGAAGAAGCTAGACTTTTAAGAAATAAAATTAGAAAACATCTTCGTAGCGAATACCCAGATGAGTATAAAAGAATGACTATGGAAGGGGAAATTGAAGAAGCTACAGGAATAAATGGGGATGTAATAGATCTAAATCCAAGCAATAAAACAAAATTATCTAATTACGTTAAATTACCCCATCATTTAGCAGCAGCTTTACTAGATGTAGCAGATGAAATGATGGAAAAAGAAGCGGATACAATAAAAAGTCAACCACAAATAAAACAAGCTCTTACACTATTAAAAAAGGCAGCTGAAAAAGCTATGACAGGAGAAAAAGAAGTTGAAGAAATGTCTACTTCTAGTGGTGCTGGGTCTTACTTAACTAAATATGCCTATAAAAAACCTAAAAAACAGGAAAAATTACCTGAAGGTATGGGAGCAACGTTAGGACCGGGCCCTAAAGCTTTTGAAGATGGAGTAAAAGATAATTATTATGTTAAAAAATTTAAATATCAACTAGTACCTAAGGACAAAAATGGGAATTATGTCCAAAAAGGTAGTGGTTTAGAAGTAAAAAACTTTTAATATGTATAATTATAAATTAGTAGAACAAGACGATAAAGTAAAAAAATTTCATGAAGAAAGAATCATGGCGTTTGATGCTTTAGAAGCTCGTTTAGAAAATATAAAAAAATTATTACGTCAAGGTAAAATTGAAACAATAAAATACTACAGAGAAAACCCAAAAAGTTATGCTGTGGATAAACCAACAGATTTAATTGGCGATTATATAAATGATATTGAAACATTATTAAAATCAGAAGAATGAAAAAAGCAGAAAAATTATTTAAGGAATTAATTAATGAAAATTATATTGACCTTAAACCCATTAATAAAATAGAAGCTACACCAAAAACAAATTTTGAAAATAAATTTGCAGAATATTTAGCTGAGGAAGCCAAGGCAATAGAAAAAAAACCTTCAAAAGAAGTAGAAGAAGTAGCAGAACATAATTTTGATTATTCAGATATTAAAAACCTTGATAATCAAATTGGTCAAGAAGTACTTAATGGAATTTATTTTGAAGCAAAGCAAAACCCAGATAAAACTTTAGATCAAATTAGAGAAATTGTATCTAAAAATTTAGCTAAAGATGGACAATATTATATAAATAATGCTATGTTTGGAATTGAAGGTTTAAAAGCTGAAACAATGAAAAATGAAGAAGTTTCTGGTAAACATGCTGCTAGTGGGTATTCTGATAAAATTAAAGAAGTAGTAAAAGAATCTTTAGGAGGTGTGGTGACAGGAGGTCACCCTAATTCTTTCGCTTCTATGTCAGGTCAAGTTATTAAACAAATGATGGCTGAAAAAGAAGAAGTAGAAGAAAGTTATGATGAATTTCAACGTGATGATAAAGGTGCTAAAGGTGTAGATAAAAGAAATAAAGGTGAAGAAGATGCATTTGGTGCTGGAGTAGCTAAAGGTGAAAAAATTGAAAAGAAAAAAGCTAAAAAAGCTAAAAAAGAATCAATTGATACTAAATTAGCAGAAATTGGTAAAGAAGCAGAAGCTGTTAAATTAGAAGCTCAATTAGATTTCTTACATGATCATATTGCTGAAAAATTAGAAAGAGTTAATTCAATTAATGAAGATGAAAATCTTAAAGAATTAATTGATAAAACTAAAATGAAGCAAATGCAAAAAGAAATTAAAGAGCTAGAAAAGAAAAAAGCTAAAATGGAAAAAATCTACGAAAAATCTTGTGGTAAAAAATACCAAAAAGAAGAAATTGTAGATGAAATAGAAGTAAATGGAATTGAAGTAGAAGAAGTATCTTTAGACCATGAATAGATCTCTATTAATAGAAACTCATACATTTAAAACTAACCCTGTTACTTTAACTGAAAATGTTAATAAAGAAACAGGAAATTTAATAGTTGAAGGTGTCCTAGCTACTGCTGAAGTAAAAAATGGCAATGGTAGATATTATTCTAAAGAATTATGGGATAGAGAAATGGATAAGTATAGTGAACTTATTAAAGAAAGACGCTCAATGGGCGAATTAGACCACCCAGAATCTTCAGTTATAAATTTACAAAACGTATCTCATATAATTTCAGAATATTGGTGGGATGGAGATAATGTAATGGGTAAAATAGAAATTTTACCAACCCCTTCAGGAAATATACTTAAAGAAATCATCAAAGCAGGTGTAACAGTAGGTGTTTCATCTCGTGGTATGGGATCATTAGAACAAAACGGTAATGTAATGGAAGTACAAGATGACTTCGAATTACTATGTTGGGATTTTGTTTCTACACCTTCTAACCCAGGCTCTTATATGCATACTATAAATGAAGGTAAAGGAGCTGTTACCTATGATTATACTAAAATAAACAATATTGTACGAGAAATCCTTTGCTCTAAAGGTTCCTGTCCAGTTTGTTAATTTTTCTAAATATTCATATACGTATAACCGTAATACACCATCTCTTATATGGTGTCGATAAATAAATTATTCCCTATTACGGTTCCTAATAACCGTATTTCACAAATTTAAATTTTGCGATTATGTCAAACAACAGAGATTTGCTCAAAGAAGCAATTGCTGATGCTAAAGCGGTAAAAGAAACTGCCATAGCAAACGCTAAAGCTGCTTTAGAAGAAGCATTTACTCCTCATTTGAAATCTATGTTAGCCGCTAAATTGGAAGAAATGGACAAAGACGAAGACATCGACGAAGGATACGATAAGTATGAAGAAGACGATGTAACGAAAGAAGAAATTTCTACTGAATTAGACGAAGCTAAAAAAGAAGAAAAGGAAGAAGTAAAAGAAGCTGAAGAAGTAGAAGAAGCTAAAAAAGAAGAGATTGACGAAGAA